AACAACGATAATTTATTTTTGTTAGGTATAGATAATGGTATGGACGTAAGCGGTGGTACTGCGGTAACTGGTGCTGGTAAAGGTGATATGACGGGTTTTACTTTAGAATTAAGAGGTGAAGAAAAAGATCCTATGATTTGGATAAATGCTACGGCGGGAGTTGGCTCTGGTGGAACACCTACGCCTAAATACCCATTTGACGGTTTAACAGACGAAGCAAATTTAACTATTACTACGGGATAATTAATAAATCATAGATCAAAAAGAAAGGGGCAATTACGCCCCTTTTTTTCTAGCTAGTCTACGACAATTACGCTATATCACTTTCTCGATAGCTAGTCTACGACAATTACGCTATCAATTATAATACAATATATAAAAAAAATTTAATACTACAAAGAAAAATATAAAATATTTTTAATAAAAAGTACAAGTTGTGAACAATATAATGACTTTTATATTTATAATAAACTATATTATGGCTTGGAAAGTTAAAGACGAATACAAAGACTACAAACCCTTAAATATGAATTTGACATTTGGAGAGTTAAAACCTCATCAAGTAAATAATTTAAGCCAAGATTTTAAAGAAAAATATTTTACAAACAAATCTAAAAAGAAAAAAATTAAAACAAAAAAAGTAGAAATAGAAGACGATTTAGATTTTATAGGCGGTAACAATGGGAACTAAAATAGATTGGGTACATATAGATTGGGATATGCACAATGAATTAAAAGAAAAGCTATCTAAAGCAAAAAGCGAAGAAGAAAAGGAAAAATTACACAAAGAATATCATAATAAAGTATTTTCGACTAATGGGAATGTATAATTTAGAATTTACGGGTACTATGGCTCCTACTGTATTAGGTGGTAGTATAACTTTTTATGAAAACTTAAATAGTTTAGTAGATATACCAAATACAAAATATATTATAGCTTTGTGTAGATCAAGAAAAACTAATATAACAAGATGTGTTACAACTTTTCCCGTTGGCGGTAGTAATGATATAGATAATCCCGTTTATTTTAATAATGATAGATTTTGGAAATTTCGTTTTACTTTTTTATTTGCTAAAAAAAGCATAAGAACGTTTTATGACAACTCTGTAAATAGAAAATTAAGTTTAGTTTGTATGCCTACTGACGACACAATAGACATAGATTTATATTATCATTCATCAAATAGTTATTTATTTAGCTCCGCTGACCCGTCACAAGAAGTTTTAACAAAAATAGAGGGTACTAACATAGTAGTTAATTTAAAAGCAAAAGAGGACTATGTTCAAATAGGAGATTTTCCCGTTTCTTATTTTACGCAATATAATAATAACGACGTTGCGCCTATAATTCCTAGTACAGATAGTGGGCAACCCGCCTCTGACCAAGAAGAATTAAATGCTCAATACGGAACACAAACATACGAAGTATAAAATGAAGAAAAAAAACAACATATCGGTTATACATTTGGCGGAATATAATCTACCAACTATAAAAGAAGTAAATAACAAAGACTATATTGAGTTTGGAGCGGATAATATGTACCCTCAATACTTATTAGAGCTATACAATGGTAGTAGTATAAACAACGCTATTATAAAAGGTGTTAGTAGTATGATTTATGGCGAGGGTTTAGAAGCTACCGATAGAGAAAAAGACGATAATAAAAAACAAAGTTGGTTAGCTTTAAACACTTTACTACATAATTCACCAAAAGATACGTTAAAATGTTTAGCATTTGATTTAAAACTATTTGGAATGTGTTACATTAATACTATATGGAACAGACCAAGAACAAAAATAGTAGAAGTAAGACATATTCCAGCTCAATATATAAGAAGTGGTAAAGCGGACGCTTACGGTAAAGTAAATAACTACTATTATAGTGCGAATTGGGAAAACACTAGAAAACACAAACCAAGATACTACAAAGCGTTTGATTTAAAAGATAGGTCGGACGCTAATCAAGTGTTATGTATAAAGGATTATAGTCCCGGTACTTTTTATTATGCTACTCCCGACTACCAAGGTTCTACTAGCTATATACAATTAGATATGGAAATAGCTCAATTTCACTTGTCAAATATAAAAAATGGTATGTTTCCTAGTATGGCTATAAATATGGCTAACGGAATACCTACACTAGAAGAAAGAAGAACAATAGAAAGACAAATAAATACTAAATTTGGGGGTAGTTTTTCGGCGGGAAAAATACTTTTAACATTTAATGACGGGAAAGATACCGCTCCCGAAATAGTACCTATAAACGCTAATGACAATAGCGATAGTTACCAATTTTTATCACAAGAAACTACAAGAAAAGTTTTAACGGGTCATAGGGTAACAAGTCCTTTACTATTTGGTGTAAAAGGTGACGGATCTGGATTTGGTAATAATGCTGACGAATTAAGAGATAGTTACAGTTTATTTAACAATACTGTAATAAAACCATTTCAAAACACGCTTTTAGAGGGTTTAGAGCCAATATTTCACGCAAACGGTATAGACCTAGATTTATACTTTAAAACGCTTAAACCCGCCGATTTTATAGATATTGGAAATGTAGATAAATTAGACGAAGAAGAACAAGAAAAAGAGGGAATAGATACGGGCAATGAAATTAAAAAAGAATTTAAGGCGTTAGACGACATAGATACAAAGCCAACTAAAGGAATGATAGAAGAAGCTAAAAAAGGTTTAGAATGGCGTAAAGAATACGGTAGAGGTGGTACTATGGTTGGTGTAGCTAGAGCTAGAGATATTGCAAATGGTAAAAACTTGTCTATATCTACAATAAAACGAATGAATAGTTTTTTTGCTAGACACGAAAAAAGTAGTAAACAAGGAGAGGGTTTTGAACCGGGCGAGGACGGATTTCCGTCAAGAGGTCGTATAGCTTGGGCGTTATGGGGCGGTGATGCTGGACAAAGTTGGTCAAAAAAAAAAGTCCAAGAAATAGAAAACGTTGAAGAATTAACTGAATTATCGGACGAACAATTTGATGAGGTTTTAAGCAAATTAGACGGACAACAAATAAATAGTGAAGAATGGGAAATAGTAGATGAAAGGGATTATGGTAGTGAAGAAAGTTACGAAGATTGGGCGGATAGATTAATACAAAAAAAAGAAAATTTTGCGGTTAATGAAATTAAATCTAATGAAGACAAGTTTAGCTATTTAGACAAAGCTATATATAGAGTTAGGTTTAAATATGCGGTAGGATCAACAAAAGCAAAAAAAACTGGTAAAAGTAGACCGTTTTGTGAAAATATGATGAGATTAAGTAGAGGTGGTTTTGTATGGAGAATAGAAGACATAGACAATGCTAGTCGAAGCGGTGTTAATAAGCAATTAGGACATAAAGGTAAAAAATATGATTTATTTAAGTTTAAAGGCGGGGTTTATTGTAGACATAAATGGAAAGAAATACTATATAGACTTAAACAAGGTACAGAATTAAAAGACGGACAAAGTTTAGATAATGATTATAACAAAGTTAATAGTATTCCTAAAAGTTATGTAAGAAGTCCTAGAGGAATTAAAGAAAGTAAAATAGCTCCCGTAAATATGCCTAACCAAGGGGCATACCCGGGAAAAAAATAATATAAAAAATGGCGATACAACATACATTATTCATTAGTACAAATAGACTAAAAAAAGATAGTAGTTTAGGCGGTAGTGTTGACGACGACTTATTACTACCATATATACTTATGGCTCAAGATAGATATATACTACCCGTACTAGGAACGGATTTATACAATAAATTAATTAGTGACGTAAACAATGATACTTTAACGGGTAATTATTTAACGTTACTACAAACATATATACAACCCGCTTTAGTACAGTTTTCGTACGCCGTTATTTTACCGTTTTTACGTTTAAGAATGGTTAATAATGCTGTTGTAACTATGTCAAGTGAACAAGGCGGTAGTGTTAGTCACGAAGACCTAAAACCATTAATAAATTCGGCTATGGATATGGGCGAGTTTTATAGAGAAAGATTAATTGACTATATAAGAAATAATACGGGTTTATTTCCAGAATATTCTACTAATACTGGAGCTGATTTAAACCCAACAACACAGAATTATTATGCGGGATTAAATCTTGACGTAGCACCAACAAGCAATAAAATTAAAAGTTTTTTACAAGGTGCTAATATAACTATATTTGATTGTTAAAATGATAACAAAACAAAAGGTAAAAGAAAGAAAAAAAAATATTAAAAAACTTAAAACATATTTAAAAAAAAATGGCTTCACAAAAACTAACAGACAAAACGGCTCTAGCCGAACCGACCGCTAAAGACGATTTATATATGATTGTCGATAAATCCGATACTACGGGTAGTAGTGCTGGTACAAGTAAAAAAATCGACGCTAAATTTGTTATACAAACTGATATAGTAACGGGTAATTTAGATTTAGCAAGTAATCCTTTAACTTTAGTAGCACAACCTGGAGCTGGTTATATAGTACAACCTATTACTATAACTGTTTTATATACTTTTAATAGTATAGCAAGTCCAACAAGTAATAATATGTATATAAATTATGATAGTAGCGATTCAACAGAATATATAGTATCACAAAGAGATTTTATTAGAAACGACCCCGCTAGTAGAACTTATCAATTTGGTTGTTCTAACTCTAATTTAAGCGACGGAGTTTATGCGGGTAGTATAGAAAATAGAGCGTTAGTTATGTGGGCAAGTGCTGATTTAGGTGGTAATGGTGCTTTTAAAGTTTATGTAACATATCAAATAGTAAAATTATAATGGATACGTCTAAATACATATACGCTTTACTAATAATTATAATATTAGGATTTGGTACTTGTCAAGCACAGTTTTTTAAATACGCTACTTTTTATACTACTATGAGTATAAATACAAGTATGATAGAAGACCAAGATTATATAGCAATAAACAAAGGTTATGAAGAAACTACACAAATTAACCCGTACGACTACAACTTTACTATTGGGATTCGTAAAATCGCTAGGTTTGATTTTGAGCAAAAACTTAAAACTTGGTATTACGGTAATGAACAAAGCGTTAGCGATTATACTACTATTGGTAATAATAATGGGTGGGAGTATTTACTTAACTACTCTTTTATTCGCAATAGGTCTGAAAAATTTACTAACCAAGATTTTTGGCTTCGATATTTAGGTAAAAATGGAGTTACAAAAATACAAATAAAGAATGATGAAGCACGGGATTTACAATTTACGTCATTTGATACTAGATATAGAGTAAATAAAGGTCGTTTAGATTTTAGTTTAGGTGTAGTTGGTAGAAGTCATAGAGTTTACGGCTATAATCCTATTGAAGAAACTTGGGAAATTGGCGAAGAATCGTTTTTTGATCTTGCTAATGACTTTGGTTATAGTAGTCAATTTATAAATGGTCGTTTTCATTGGTTTAAAGACGGTGAATTATTAGCAACGTCAAACGATGAATTTTTTAAACATTATTTCGGTTCAGCAATAGCACAATATAACCAAAACGAAATAGACGCTTTAGGTAGCGTATATGAGCTTTCTGCGGTGTTTGGAATGTCTTACTATAAGTATAGTAATGATTTTTGGCTTTTAAGTTGGGTAAATGTAATGCCGTATCACTACGGTTTAAATGAATTTAGTTATGAGTACAACGATTTACCAATAGATTTAGATTTAGGACTTGTTACTGGTTGGAAAATTACTAATTCTTTAGGTGTATTTATTGAGGGTACTTATTTACGATATTGGGAAAAGCCAATATACGAGTGCAAATTAGGGTTTAATTATTTAATATTTTAGTTATGAAAAAGTTGTTATTATTTTTTGTGTTTAGTTTTGGTTTAAGTCAAACAAATTGTGAATTATGTGTTGAGCAAAATGGTTTTTATTGCGGAGATGATGAAGCTAATTGGACACAGTATAGTCCTAATGGTTGTGTACCTAATGGTTTGAATGATTTATTTTATTTAAACGACGGTTGGCTAGATTGTGTAGACGGTTCAGACGAACAAAACGCTACACCTACTACTTTAGCGGATTGTGATATATACAATATTGGCGATACTATATTTATAACTGACACTCTTTATATTAATGTTATTGACACTTTGTATATAAATACTATTGACACTTTAACTATAACCGAATATATAGATTGTTCAACGGGTATGCCTTGTGATAATACGGGTATAATAGAAATACTTAAAAAATCACAAAACAAAAATAAAATATATAACATTGAGGGTAAAGAAATATACAGACGTAAAGGGTTATATATAGAGAATGGAAAAATTAACTTTAAATTAAAATAAATATGAAAGAAGTAATAATGAAAATGGTAAACAGTAGAAAATTTTGGTATGGATTCTCTATACTAATGGTAATAATGTTTTCCGAAGATTTAGGAATTAGTGAAACAAAAATGAATAGTTTGCTAGTTGTTGGTGTGGCTTTAATTATAGGTCAAGGATTAGCAGATAAATCTTGTAATATGAAAAGATAATGGCTACTGAAATTTCAGAAAACACTAAACTACAACTCAATATTAAAACAATAATAGCTATTATAGTTTTAGTTAGTAGCTTTGTTGGTCAATACTATGTTTTAAGTAATGAAATAGAACTAGCAAAACGTTTGCCCGAATCGGAAATATCTAGGTCGGAGCTGGATTTAAAGCTAGAATTAATTAGTAAAACTGTTATGTCTAACGCTGAAAAACTAAACAAAATGGAAAGCACAGTAGAAAAAATTGAGGAAAGAGTTTACGAATTAAAATGAAATTTCTAAAATACATACTATTATTGTTGGTAAGCGGATATTGTTGCGGTCAAGAAATTAGAGGGTCTAATGGAATATTAGTCGTAGAGTTCTACGCTGATTGGAATAAACATAATTCTTGCAAATATTTAGAACAACTAAAAGAGTGTAAAACTCTAAAAGTTAATATAGATAAAAAAAAAGATTTACAAGAAAAATATAATATAGAGGTCTTACCAACTTTAATAGTTTTTAACAACTCGGTCGAAATATGCCGATTTAAAGGTAATTTGTTGTTTCAACTAAATGTTGAAAAGAAAGAAGTACAAGCTAAAATAGATAGTATAATAATAAGTAAATTTAGATAATGAATTTAACACGAGAGTTAATAGAAAAAACTGTAAAAGACAAGGGTTATAATTGGTTTGAAAAAGGTGATTACAATTTAAACATTGTAGGCGTTAGAAATAGCTCTACTGGTGACGAGGTTACTAATAAATTCGACGATAAAATAACACTTTCTTACAAAGTAGACGGTAAATGGGAATTTTATAGTTTTGACGCTACAACAGACCCAGGGCGTTATTGGGTAGAAAATATAATGAGAGTAGAGGGCGTAGCGTGTTTGAAGCCAGGACAATATAAATCATATAGAATAGACAAACACAGAGGTATTTACGACTGTTTGGCTCAGAGAGAGGGTAAGGTAACGGTATATAGAGATAACAATAAGGACGGTTGTTATGATCTTGACGACAATAATACACAAACGGGATTTTTTGGTATAAATATACATAGAGCTACGGCTAGAGAAAAGAAAAAGTCTACACAAGTAGATAAATGGAGTGCGGGTTGTCAAGTAATAGCAAGTAATGACGATTGGAACGATTTTATTTTTGCTTGTTATAAAGCAAAAGAAATTTGGGGAAATAAGTTTACATATACATTAATTAATAGTGACGATATTTATGGGGATATTTAAAAAATTATTAGGCACAGATAAAGTTATAGATAGCGTAGGTAATATTATAGACGGATTAGTTACTAACAAAGAAGAAAAAATAAACGCTAAAGCTAAAATAAAAGAAATAATGAACTCTTATAAAATAGAGGTTGAAAAAAACATAACGGCTAGGTGGGAAGCGGACGCTAACGGAAATGTACTTACACGCTCTGTTAGACCTTTAGTTTTAATATTTCTTATAGTTTGTACTATGTTACTTGTATTTATTGATAGCGGTAGTATAGCTTTTGAAGTAGCGGACAAATGGACGGATTTACTACAATTAACTTTAATAACAGTAATAGGAGCTTATTTTGGCGGTCGTTCGGTTGAGAAACTAAAAAAATAAATTTTGACAAATAGATATAGATTAAAACCCAATGAAATAACTATATTAAAAGATTTACGAAGACCTAAAGTAAATAGGTTGGTAATTGGTGACATTCATCTACCATACACACACCCAAAATATTTAGAACATTGTCAACGTATAGCGGAATTATATAATTGTACCGTTTTTTCAGCAACGGGTGATATTATAGATTCGCACTTTTCTAGTTTTCATTCTACTAGCACCAATACTCACGGGGCAAAATACGAGCTGGATTTATGTATAGAACAAATGAAAGATTGGAATAGAGCTTTTCCAAAGGTAGACGTGACCATAGGAAATCACGATTTAATTGTACATAGAAAAGCCGAAGACGGTGGAATAGATAAACGTTGGATAAGAAACTTTAATGACGTTTTAGGTTGTCCAAATTGGAATTTTCAAGAAAAGTTTGTACACGATAACGTTTTATATGTACACGGCACGGGTTGTAGTGGTAAAGCAATAATGCGACGAGTACAAAATTGGGGTATGTCTATGGTTCAAGGTCATATACATACCGAAGCATTTGCAATTTATACGGCTTCTTTAAACGATTTAAAATTTGGCGTACAAGTACCTTGCGGTATAGACTATAAATCATTTGCTTATTCATACGCTAAATTTCATACCGCAAAACCTATTTTAGGTTGTGCCGTAATTTTAGACAACGGTCGTTTACCTATAATTTGTCCTATGGAATTATAAAAAAATAAGGGCAAAAATACTATAATTTTATAGTATAATTACCCTTATTCCGAGTAGCAAAGTAATGAAAAAAGCTACTCTACATTTCAAACATTCTTCTTTGTATTTCTTCTTCGTGTTTTTCTCTTGCCGTCTTTCTATACATATCTCTAATATGCGGTTCTAATATTTCTTTTCTATGCTCGTAAGTAGAACCTCTTAATTCTGTTATTTCTTCTTGTAATTTGCACTTTGTCCGCCTTATTGTTTCAGCACTTGTTAATTTTTTTTGTTCTATTAAATCAAACAAATTTTTAGCACTAATACTATTAGCGTTGTACCCTAGTTCTTCTAATTCTAAAGTCCAATAAGTACATACGCAAACTTGGGATTGATTTCTAGCTTCTTCGCTACCCTCTAAAATTAGTCTAACTCTAGTTTTAGTTGTTATTTTATCACTCATAATGTTTTATTTTCTATTATTATATTATAAAAGTATTTGTAAAATTTATCAAAATCTTTTTGAGATTCTTTAGTATATTTAAAACTACTGAACTCATTATAGTTATTTGTATAATAATCTATATTAAGATCAGTATATTTTTTTTCTACTTTTTTTTGAGCTAAAGCTATTGCTAAACGGTCTACGTCTATTTTTACTATCATAATAAACTATTTTTAATTTTTATTAATGTACTAATATCTTTTTCTTGTAGCTTTTTTGAATAAAAATATAAATCTTTTACAGACGTATTATTTTTAAGAGCTATAATTTGTTCTATTAAAAATTGTTTTGTATTATTCATATTATATATTTTTAATTATTAAACTTTGTACTTTATACCATTGACTTTGTAGTTCTAAAATCTTATGTTGTATAGCTTCATATATTGCAGAGTATTCTTTATATTCTTCTTGTTCTTTGATTAATTCTTTTATTCTATTATCAAGCATAGTTTTGTATTCTTCTAATAGTGTTATATCTTTTTTCGTAGTCATAATGCTTATAGTTTTATATTAGAGTGTACTAAATCATTTACTAATTCGGGATATTTGTCACTTAACAAATCCAGATCATAATCCGATAATTCATTACCTTTTATATCTTTACCGCTTGAAAAGTATGCGTCGCAATATTTAGGGTGGTCGTTAGTATCTATGCCAGAAACCTCTAACGTTTCTATATCTACGTCTTTATAATTTATAGTGTATTTTGTAGTCATTACTTTTTTGTTTTGATTAATATAAAACAAATATATATAAAATAAATTTAACAAAACAAATAAATACTTTATACTTTATTAACAATTTCGGTGTTAATATCTTTTTATTTTTGTAAAGATATTTTAACTATATTGCATAAAATTATTTAATATGGAATATAAAAGTAATAAAGAAATTAGCGATTGTATAATTTTACATATAGCTAAAAATAGAATAAGAAAAAAGCATATAGAAAAAGCTATGGGCGTATCATACCCAACAATATTGAAATTTATTGATAATCCCGGTAGTATAAAATATAGTCAATTAGTTTTATTATGTAAAGTAATTGACATAGATATAATAGAATTAATAACTAAATACTAAAAAAATGGAACCA